CTTACAGTCCGAGCTCGATCTACTACTGCTTACCTCGAAAGGGGGAACTGCCATGACCGTAGAAGATCAAGGTAGTCGAAACCACTTTGAAAGGGCCAAACGTAATTCTTTTTACAAAGAACCGATTGGCAAGGTAGCGTTGTTTATAACAACTGCTATCCCTACGTTGCGTCCCTATAAGGGAGTGCTCGTGCAATACCTGATGCAAATGGATTTATCCATTAAAGCTGAGGGTCTGAATGCTGTGAGTAGGTATAAGTCCTACCGGCATCAGTTTCTTCTGACTATAGGACATTCTGTCCTCCCTAGTCGGAAGTTCCGTCATGCTATGCCTTTATATAGGCTGGCATTGCAGTTTAGGGATGATCCTACAACCCTGTTGGGTCTCTCGACTATATTCAGATCTTATGATCTGTATCTTCCTAATCAATCTACGATTGATAAGAAGTTGACTGAATTTGAAGAGCAGTTTATGACTGCTGTTCAGTCAGGTCAAGATCAACGAAATTCAATTTCGTTGGAGGATTCGAACTTTACGTTCGATCAGGAAGTGCAATCTGTGATTTCACATCCGGACTTCAAGGAATTTTCCAAGAAGCACCCATTTACTGAGGCTTTAAAACCTCAGGAGCACGCAATCATGCTTTCCAAGCATGGTACTGCGAGGTTCAACGGAAGAAAGGCCCCTATTAAGGGGTTCGCTCCTGCTATTGCTGGAGCATCTTCCGAATTGAGAGCTGCTCATCTGATCAGCCTCAAAGAGGATGAGTCATATTATGACCTTCTTGTTCGCCTTGGCAATGCCATTGGCGATATCTCTTTTCCGACTATGTCGTTTAAGAAAAAAGAGATACCCCCTGAGGGGGCTCTTCATTCCTATATGCGTCGGACGGTAGCGTTCGGCTCTCCTGGCTTTAAAACCAGGATTATAGGGATTGGGGATTATACAACACAGTATGTGTTATCCCCTATTCATGAGTGGGCTTTTAAGCTCCTCAAGAGTTTTACCTCTGATTACACTTTTTCTCACGAAAAAGGATTCAGAGTCCTCTCAGAATTTACTTCTAAGAGGCCCTATATAGCTTGCTTCGATTTATCGAATGCAACCGACGGTATACCAGTCAGATTCTCTGAGTCTGTACTGCGACACCTCTTGCTGAACGGCAAGACTATTGCTCCTCTTTGGAGGAGGGTGTTGACAGAACTACCTTCCGATAACGGGAGGTGGTACCGAGTAGGTCAACCCATGGGCCTAATCAGCTCGTGGAGTGTTGGTCTTGCGCTTACCCATCACATGATTGTGTGGATAGCTGCCAACAAAGCAGGAATGCTGGGTAGGGTCTTAAAGGATCCTCGATCCTATTATGGGATTGTTGGCGATGACATATTTATATGTCATCCTTCCATTGCGCATTATTATTCAATAATAATGTCAATCCTCGGTATCAAAATTAATTTTGATAAGTCTCTTATAGTCGATTCTGACTTTAAGATATCGGAATTCTGTCACAGAAATTCCTTTGAAGGCGATGAGATATCAGCGCTTTCACCCCGTCTTATCTTCAAAAGTTTTGAAGATTATATATGCGCTAGAGAATTAATTCTCAAGTGCAGGGATGTGTCCAATTTTGGACCAAGAGCTGGTAACGCCTCATCTTTTGATGAGCAGTCTGTAGTAGATCTCTACCAACAGTTTGGTTCCGGTTTTAACCGGAATGCGATTAACGTGTTATACACGATACCAGTAGTGTTCTCTGGCCTATCTAAATCAGATGATTCAGATAGTGTACAATGGTCACCGCATCTAAGAATTAGATTCTTAGCTGAGAAGGCAATTTCTTCAATGGAATATGCCATCCGTTCGCTTTATATAAGCAACACGGGGAAGGACTTATTCACTGAATTAGTCCAATGGTCGACTCAGGAGATTGAACCCTCCTGGTACTTTCCTCAGACTCCATTTATGGAGTTTTTGAGAAAGCAGTCGATGCAACTGGTTAGCCTTTTATCAGGCACAGACGTTCTCAAGAATTCACTTTCAAGTGAACTTGTGAGAGTTGCAAATGATGTATCGAATGGCTTGCCATACGATGAATACATTCGCTGGGAAGACGATTACTTACATCGTCTCTCTTCTTTTTCAAAGCCATTAGCCTTTAAAGCTTTGGCTGTTGAGAGAAACGAGGCAAGAAGTCTTGCCTACAAGGTCTTTAAGATTTCAAAACTTAAAGACATTGATCTGGATGATTTAGAATCTCCAGACCGCAAAGTTTCTCGAGCATTCGAGAAACTGGTTAAACGATATTCATTTCGTTTAAACCGCTTTTCCTCTGAAGAAGAAAAGTATGCAGCTCTATTTGCAAAGCAATTAGAGCAATCTGATTAGTGTTTACACTTTTCAGCGAGGGGTAACCTAAAGATTACCTAAGGGAAGCTGTG